CTGTGAGGAAATGAAAACGAAAGACTTACCTCCCGACTGGGATGGAGTCTATAGAGCGACAAGCAAGTAACCCCTCTCCAACCCTTAGATGACCCTGCTGCAAGTGGGGTCATTTCACATTTACTTGACTTTTATTTGACTTTGGGATAAAATAGCTATGTGGATGGTTGATGATGTAATAAATATACACTAAGTTTAGGAAAATGCAATGGGTGATGTTGATAAAGAAATCTTGCTGATTACGCAAGAGGAATGCGCTGAAGTTGTTCAAGCCATTAGTAAAGTTTTTCGGTTTGGTTTTGATTCTACTCACAAAGGTCAAAACAATCGAGAACACTTAGAAGAAGAAATCGGAGATCTCATGTGTATGATTGATCTTCTTATCGATCATGGGGTAGTTAGTGAAGCTGCTGTCTTGACTGCAAAGCAAGAAAAGTATCACAAACTACAACAATGGTCAGGAATTTTTAGTTGACAATAAAATGAAAACACAGTATAATAAACCTAAGAACCTTGTTGCTAAGGACTTGCGTACACCAAAGTACCGTATGCGTGTAGTTGACAGCAAGATTGCATTCACACGTAAGCCTAAACACAAAAAGGATCTATATGAGCAACCTTGACTTCCATTCAGTTTATTCTGTCAACGATGTTTCTACTTCATTCACAATTAGAGAGTTGGAGTATGGCATAGTTGAGTTTATTATTTCTCGAAGAGTCTTGGATAACGAAGGTTTTATTGTAGAACAATCAGACCTAAAGATGTATCCTTCTAATGCAGACTTTAAAGAAATGCTTATGCCACTTGTAAATCACTTGAAAGATAATTATGACCAACAGACTTCTAACTAACGATGAGAGATTCAATGAACTCAAACCTTGGGCGATCCAAAATTTGCGTACTGCTCCAGAAGGGTGCACTGTCGTCTTTACAAAAAAAGACGGGACGCAAAGGCAAATGCAATGCACTCTCTTCCCAGGAAGTATCCCAAGCGACAAACAACCCAAGACCGAATCAGAAGAAGATACCAATTCTGCTGGATCCGCACTCCGAGTTTTCGATCTTGAAAAACAAGAGTGGCGCTCATTCCGCTGGGACTCTGTGAAACAATTTACTATTGGAATTTAATATGGACTCGATTAAAATTTTGGGATTAGTGCTATTGATTATTGCTATGGTCATCCTTGGACCATTTATTACAATTTGGGCACTCAATACCCTGTTCCCTATCTTGGCAATTGGATATTCCATCGAAACATGGGCAGCTATTATCCTGCTTGGTGGCTTCTTGCGTGCCAACGTTACACTGAAAAAGTAAACGAAAGTAATCCCCTACAGCTAGTAGGGGCATTCGCACACGGTGTTGACTTTTATTCGCACCTGCGGTATAATATATTATAAATTGAGGTACAAACCTATGGATAATACTGCAAAACGTCGTGAAAAAGCCCACCGTATCGCTGCGAAAACCTTCGCACCCGATGAACCCACCATCTATGAAGATGAGAACTACATGCGTGATCTCATGCATGCTCTCAACTGGTACAACGAAAATGCCAGCGACAAAGATCGTCGCAAGTGGGTCATCACTTACCTAGCAAAGACAGGTCAGAAAGATGCTGTAATTGCTCTCAACTCTGCAACTGATTTCGAGTTGCGTTCACTGGCATTCATGTGCCGCCTAACTTCTCGTGAGCAGCACCTTGCTGAACGTGAGCAAGAAAAGATGGTAACAATCATCTCAGAACTCTCCAACAAGTACAAGAAGCGCAAGAACGTAGTCACTAAAGTAGTTGAAGCCAAGCCTGTTGTATCAGTGCAAGATCGCATCGAAGAAGTTGCTAGGAAACACGCAGCTGAGTTTGATGGTGCCATTGATGACTTTGTTATCAACAAGCAAAGCGAATTCTCTGCCAAGAACTACTTGCTAGCCAATGCAGTTTCTGCACCTGTGGCTAAACGTATTGGTGAGTCTTATGGCAAGCTGATTGACGAACTGAATGAAACCCTAGAAGGCACAGACAAACAGCTGGTAGAAGGTTACTCGCATCTAACCAAGCGAGAACTTAAGAAGTTTGTCATCTTTGTAGAAACGTTGCGTGATGACTGCTTGCAACAAGTGCAACATGCCAAGGCAGGTCGTGCTCCTCGCAAACGTAAGCCACAGTCTCCTACCAAGTTGACTGCACGTATGAAGTATTTGAAAGACTACGCTGAGTTTTCTCTCAAGTCTGTCAAGCCTGAGACTATCATTGGCTCTGATGAAGTTTGGTTCTACAATACCAAGTACCGTCGTGTTGGTGTGTACAAGGCAGTTGGTGGCACTCTTAGTGTAAAGGGTACTACGATTCTGGGATTCGATGTTAAAGAATCTAAGATGATGACCTTGCGTAAGCCTGAAGAATTCTTCAAAGGTCTTGCCATGGGTAAACGTGCACTGAATGGCGCACTTAAGAAGTTGACAACTAAACCTGCTGTACCAAATGGTCGCATTAACGAAGAAACTATTATCCTTGGAGCATTTTGATGGCTAAGAAACTTGCAATTGATTACGAAACTGCAGATAAAATCACTGTTCTTAACTTGAAAGATTATCGTGACAATCTTCAAACAGAACTCGACAAGTGGCGTGCAAATCCCAAGACAGAGAACAATCCTGGTGGGTACTGGTTGCATGACGAAGATGTTGTCAATAACATCAAAGTCATTGATGCCATTAGCATTGTATTGAAGCAGTACGGAGAGTAATATGGTCTACCGAACAATTACAACTGAGGTTGATGTAGACATTGATCTGGATGAATTTGATGACGACCAACTGCTAGATGAGTTGGAGAGTCGTGGGCTTGATATGAATAGTAGATTCGTTGATGGTGACCAGATGCGCGAGATCCTTGAGAAAATTTGGATCAAGCGCAGAACAAACAAGGATTATCAACGTGAACTTGATGATTTAATTTATTTCGGTATTGGAAAGATTCTATGATTTTGATTGACTACAGCCAAGTATCTTTGGCTTCCATCCTTACTTTCCAACGAGAGTTGAAAGGTAATCCAGAAGAAGTTAAGAACTTGATTCGTCACGTAACACTTTCTACTATCAAATCATACAAGAAAAAGTATGGTCGTGAATTTGGCAACGTTGTTATCTGTTGCGATGGACGCAAGTACTGGCGTAAAGAATTCTTTGAGCACTACAAAGCTAGTCGTAAGAAGAATCGTGACGCATCGGATCTTGATTGGAAGTTGATCTTTGATACCTTGTCTGAGATGCGGCAAGAGATTGCAGAGCACTTTCCGTACCGTGTTGTGCACGTTGATCGTGCAGAAGCTGATGACGTTATTGCAACTCTAACCAAGTGGGTGCAAAGTAACGAACTGATCCAGCAAGGGTTGATGGAAGAGCCACAGAAAGTATTGATTCTTTCTTCTGATGGTGACTTCAAACAGCTGCAGCTTCTTGGAGAAGTCAAGCAATGGTCACCTATGATTAAGAAATACATCAGTGCCACTGCCAAAGAAATCGAGAACTACAAGATTCAGCACATCGTTAAAGGTGACGCTGGTGATGGTATTCCAAACATTCTTAGTCCTGACGATGTATTTGTGCAAGGTGTTCGCCAGAAACCTATGTCTCAGAAACGTCTTGATGAGTTTTTCGAAAAGGGTTTCGATGCATGTCGCAATGATACAGAACGACGCAATTGGCATCGCAACTCTGTGCTGGTTGACTTCAAACACATCCCTGAAGATGTAGAGAAAGAGATCGTTGAAGCATACATAAATAACAAACCAAAGGGCGACAAGATGAGCATCATGAACTATTTGATTGCCAAGAAATGTCGATTGTTACTTGATGAACTAGAGGATTTTTGAATGACGAAATATATCACTGAGATTTTGACTGAGATCAATGAGGAACCAAAGAAGTTAGTGGCGTATAGAGATAGTGCTGCATTACGTATCTTGTTTGAATATGCTTTTGACCCTGCAAAGAAGTTTATTCTTCCAGAAGGTGACCCACCATACAAACCAGATGCTGCACCAATTGGAATGAGTCCTGCAAACATCTACCAAGAACTTAAAAAGTTCTATGTATTCTGCAGAAAAGACTTGACACCAATTAGACGTGAAACTTTGTTTATTCAGCTATTAGAGAACGTTCATCCTTCAGAAGCTAAATTATTGCTTGCAGTCAAGGCACAAACCCTTTCTAAGATGTATCCTAAGATTACGCACAAGGCAGTGTATGATGCAGGGTTTATTCCTGCCTCTCCACCCTCTACTGCAAAAAAGGAAACTAAAGTAAAAAACGAACAGGCTCCGACTGGAGCCGAGACCTCGTAAGGCTACAGAATAACCCTACACCTAGTGGGGTCATTAATAAGGTGTTTACTTTAATTCGTTCTTGGGGTATAATATATGTAAGAAGGTTGAAAAGGAAAACGAAATGAAAAAGATTCTAGTTGGTTTGATTGCTGCTGTTGGTTTTAGTACTGCTATGGCTCAACATGGTCATCATCATGGTCACCACGGTCATTCCAATACTGGAAATGTAATCCTTGGTGCTGTGATTGGTAGTTACGTGATTGGACAAATCATGAACCAAAATCGTCCTGTGATTGTTCAGCAACCTCAAGTGATCTATATGCCACAGCCAACTCCACAGCAAACTTGTGAAGTAAAGTTCATGCATGATCAGTTTGGTCAGCTTCGCGAATTCACTACTTGCTACTACGTGAATCGGTAAATTCTATGCCACTCAAGTACAAGTTACACAATTTTCTTGTATGGGTTCAAAAGGACTTTACTTTAATTGAGTGGTGTGGTATAATAGGTTTTATTCTTTGGATACTTTTGTGAAACAAAAATGGGTTGATGCTTTCATGGACACGGCTGAGCGTTTTGCTCAACTGTCAAGTGCAAAGCGACTACAAGTTGGTGCTGTCATTGTACAAGAAAACAGAATTGTTTCTATTGGTTACAATGGTATGCCAGCTGGATGGACAAATGAATGTGAGGGTGATGATGGAAAAACTAAAGATGAGGTTATTCATGCTGAAGCAAATGCTATACTCAAACTGGCTCGCGATGGTGAGCGAGGCTATGGTTCCAGTTTATTCTGTACTCATGCTCCATGCATACAATGCGCTAAGCTAATTTACGGTGCAGGTGTCAGCAAAGTTTACTATCGTGAATCGTATCGAAACACAGATGGTCTAGATTTTCTTGGCAAGTGCAACGTTGAGGTAGAGAAAGTTTGATATGTTGGAATGTTTGATTATTGGTGATAGCATTGCTGTTGGAACGTCAATGGCTCGTAAAGAATGTGTGAGTTATTCTCGTGGTGGTTGGAACAGCTGGCAATGGAACAAAGATTATTTGTCCAAAGCATCTAGTCAACCTGCTAGAACTTTAATCATCAGTCTTGGTGCCAATGATCACAAAGGTGTAAAGACAGAACAGGAACTGCGAAAGATGCGAGAAGCTGTAAAGGCAGATCGTGTATTCTGGATTGATCCTGGACAAGATCGTAAACCTATTCCTCATGATGCCATAACACGCATTGCAAAAGAGTACGGTGATACAATTTTGCCTAGACCTAAAGAACACATGAGTGCTGATGGCATTCATCCTACTGGTCGTGGCTACAAAGAACTTGCAGAAAAAACAAAAAAAGATTGACTTTTAATCAAAACTACGCTAAAATTATACTAAATAGAGAGTAAGATAATTCTTACTTCAAACAAGGAAACACTTTCAATGACATCGCAATCTTGCCATTCCAGTTTAAGAAAACAGCTGCCGATAGTAGCTGCATGGAATAGCACACGCCCATCATTTGGCTATGCGATTGAGGATACGAAGGGTTTTGGTAAGCAGAAGTAAGAGAACTTAGTCTCTTTACCAAAACCCTCGAAGTGAAAGCTCCGAGGGTTTTTTGTTTTATCCCTACTGAAATGTAGGGTCTTTCAGAAAGTTGTTGACTTATAATGCTCTTTGATGTATAATAAGTCTTCTGGTTGAGTGGCATCGTCTACTTAGCTCTAGATCTTTAAAAATCTGCGTACCAATTTAAAAGACTGACTGCTTCGGTGGTCAGTCTTATGTTCCCGAGTAGTGTAGTGGTAACACACCAGACTTTGACTCTGTTATTGTAGGTTCGATTCCTACCTCGGGTGCCATATTGAATTGCATTAGATCCCTTTTAGCGTCTCCCTGTAGAGGGTATGGCGTTAGATCCCTTTTAGTGTGATTCAATATGGTAGTTTATTAACAAGGAGAGTAGCATGAAACGTTCAGGTAAACGTTAGTGTCTCTAAGATCCCCCGTATGGTCTTAGTTGGCACGTAAAATCAATTCAATACGTACAACCACTCGTGGCGTTAATGGTAGCGTACATGACTCTTAATCATCGAGGTGTGAGTTCGAATCTCACCGAGTGGACCATATGGGGGTATAGTGTTAACGGTTTAGCACAGCAGACTTTTAATCTGCCAGGTCAGGGTTCGAATCCCTGTGCCCCTACCATATAAAAACACATTACGCTAAACGAAGTTCCGGTTACTTGAAGTCGGGGTTGTTGTGAAAACGTAATAGAAGGTGAAAACCCTTACAAGCCACGGTAGTGTGTTTCTATATGGTGTAGTTAGTGTCAGCGGTTAGCACTACGGATTGTGATTCCGTCAGCATGGATTCGAATTCCATACTATACCCCAAGAATTTATGCCGATATAGCTCAGGTGGTAGAGCAGTAGACTGAAAATCTATGTGTCCGTAGTTCAACTCTACGTATCGGCACCAAATGTATTCCTTCATAGCTCAAAGGTAGAGCAATCGGCTGATAACCGATAGACAGAGGATCGTTACCTCTTGAAGGAACCAAGAATTCTATTCCGTGAAATCCAAGCATGGTGCAAGGACTTGACTGTTAATCAATGATTAGGTGAGTTCGATCCTCACACACGGAGCCAGTTTTTAGGTGCGTTCATATAATGGTTATTATCCTGGATTGTCTATCCAGAGACGGGAGTTCGATCCTCCCACGCATCGCCAATTTTATCTCTGTGTAATGTCAATCTGGTAGACGGCTCGGTTTGGAACTGAGAGGCTAGTGGTTCAAATCCACTCATGGAGACCAAAGTTTTAGGAATGTTTCAGCAAATAAAAGCATCAAACTTGTAATTTGAAAAAGCAAAAAAGCATTCCTGTTGTATATTTGGGGGCAGTAGTGGGCTACGGCTCTCCCTTGCAAGGAGGGTGTCTAGAAGGATTCGATTTCCTCGGTCTCCACCAAATATCGCCTTGACTGATGGCGTACAATGTGATAAATTATCAGTCATTTTTGAGTAACGTACTAATTCGCATATACGTACACCGTCTGGACTAGGTGATGGGCGATCCAGTCTAGTACGTTACTCAAAAATTGGAGACATGATGTAATGGTAGCATAGCATAGCAAAAAATCAATTCTGTCTGTAGAATTGTTTCCGCAATACTAAAGCTCTAACTCTGTAAAAGTTCTTGTACGTGGTTCGAATCCCGTTGTCTCCACCAATTTTATACTGCGTTCGACTTCAGGTGAGGTCATCACCCTTTCAAGGTGACTAGACGGGATCGTTACCCGTACGCAGTACCAGTTTTAGAGTAGGTTCAGCAAAAATTACACACGCGAATGGTTCGCAATTTGACTTCTAATCAAACCTTGTGGGTTCAATTCCCACTGTAAAAACACTACTCTGTTGTATATTGTGCCTTTAGTAAAATGGATATTACACAACGCTACGAACGTTGGAGTGGGAGTTCGATTCTCTCAGGGCGCACCAAAAGATATGGATAGTAATGCAGCGGGGTTGGTCCTGCGACCAGCCTTGAAAACTGGGTTCTCAGAAATGGGATGGGGTTCGACTCCTCTGCTATCCGCCCTTGAGTTTAGTCAAAACTCGAATTTTATAAATAGATATAGAATAGGAGATTCTATGTACTATACTGTTTATAAAATAACAAACAAGATCAATGGCAAGTTCTATATTGGAACACATAAGACCAAACGTCTTGATGACAACTATGCAGGTTCTGGAAAATATCTAAAACATGCGCAGGAAAAGTATGGGATTGAAAACTTCAGTAAAGAAATACTATTTGTATATGATAACGCTGAAGAAATGTATGCAAAAGAAGCTGATATTGTTAATGAAGAATTTCTTGCTGAAGAAAACACATACAATCTAAAGCTAGGTGGATATGGTGGTTTTGATTATCTAAACGATTGGAAAGAAAACCCAACCCACAGCAAAGATCATCTGAAAAAGATGAGTGACTCTGTGCACATAGATGTTAAAAGAAATTCTGCTTCCAAAGCCCTGGAGAAATATGTTGAGTTAATTGCTGCTAACGGTGGTAAACAATGGTTTGACCATCCAAAGGGATTTCTAGGTAAACAGCATAGTGATGAGACTATAGATAAAATTAAAAATTCTCTACAAGGTCATGGATCAGGAGATAAAAATTCACAATTCGGTACTATTTGGATAACAAATGGTTCTGACTGCAAAAAGATAAAAAGTTCTTCCGAGATTCCACATGGTTGGAGAAAAGGAAGAAAATAAAGTATATGGGCTGTGTCTGTGTAAATGGCTAACAGCAAGTAGAAACTCTACTTGGTCAGCAGTTCGACTCTGCTACAGTCCACCAAGTTTTAGGTTAGGTTCTGCAAAAACAAAACTAGCTGGTTCGATTCCAGCATTACCAACCAGCCGAAAGGCAATTCTGGTGATGTGCCACGGTGGCAATCAAACTAACCTGTTGTATATGGAAGTATGGCTGAGTGGCTTAAGGCACCTGTCTAGAAAACAGTGGGCTCTGAAAGGGGCACGTGGGTTCAAATCCTACTACTTCCGCCAATTTTATAGGAGATGTATATGCCAAGTGTATTTTTAGTTAGCGATACGCACTTTGGTCACATGGGCGTATGCAAGTTTACTCGCAACGATGGTGTGACAAAGTTACGACCTTGGGATTCAGCCGAAGAAATGGATGAAGCCATGGTAAAGATGTGGAACGAAACTGTAAAGCCAACTGATAAGGTTTATCACTTAGGCGATGTAGTTATCAACCGCAAGGCAATGTCAATCATGCATCGGTTAAACGGCGACAAGGTTTTAATTCGTGGTAACCATGACATCTTTAGAGACGACGAATATCGTGTACACTTTAGAGAGTTACGTGCTTATCATGTGATGAATGGTTTGATTTTAAGTCATATACCATTACATCCTGAATCGTTAGGTAGGTTCGGTACTAACATTCATGGTCATACTCATGCAAATCGTGTGATGTGTGGTGATGGTGAGATTGATACTCGATACCACTGTGTCTGCGTTGAGCAAACAGACTTTCGTCCTATCTTATTCGAAGATGTGTTAAAGCGCATCAAGGAAGAAGGTGGTGAGGTTGGTTTTCGCAATGGCAATGGACCAACGATGTGATATTAGGAGAGTGGGCAGGACGGTAATGCAGCAGATTGCTAATCTGTCATCCAGAAATGGGTGAGTGGGTTCGACTCCCACACTCTCCGCCAATATGGGTTGTTAGTTCAAAGGTAGAACGTTGCTTTGACATGGCAGAGACAGAGGATCGATACCTCTACGACCCACCATACCTCGGTAGTTTAACGGTAAAACGGCGGATTTATATCCCGTAAGCAACAGATAATTGGTTCATCCGAGTTCGATTCTCGGTCGAGGTACCAAGTTAATCAGATCTAGCAATTGCTAAGTCTTTATATTTTTCGTATGAATTCTCTATTAGAGATTTAACTTGCGGTGGGATTTCACTTATGCTATTCTTTTTAAGGATAACAATTATAGCTATTCTTTTTTTGCCAATTTTACTAATCTTTGCAGCATGAATCGCACGAATGTTGTTGATAAAAAATGCTTGTCTTGGTTTTAGTAATTTAGCTACGTAGGTTTCTTCTTTGAATCTTTTTGGATCTATACCATTTTCTGGAATGTATCCTACCTGTTCTCTGGAATTATATTTTTTAATTGTTGGTCTCATTAAAAGAAAATCTTTTTCGAAATCATCATTTTCCAAATAAATTCTTAAACCAAGTTCGTCTGGATCAGAATGCCAAAATCCTGTACCTTCGAATTCATTTTTTGTTGGCAGAAACACGATGTCTTTTATATCGTTTTCTTCTACACCGAATGCACTGCTAAAGTAATCAGCAAGTTCTGGAAATCTTTCTTTGAAGTCTGTTTTCCAAACTCCTAATGTTTTGGCATATGATATGTTCCATGGATATAATGATGGGCTTGCTACTTGACTAGAATCCCTTCTAAGTCGTACAGCCTGATTTTGGTTTTCTGCCAACCATGCTAAGATGTCATTTGAATCAACAACAGGAACGTCTTTAGTGTCGAGAGGGGTATAGAGAATGTCTAGTAATTCCATGATTGGTAGCTCCATTGAAATAATTATTTAGCCCAAGTAGCCCAATTGGTATGAGGCGTCTCTCTCAAAAGGAGAATCGTATCGGTTCGAATCCGATCTTGGGCACCATAGATAAGTGTTGACTTTAATTCATTGTTAAGGTATAATAAAGGTTGTGAATGCGAGAGTGGTGGAATGGTATACACAGCAGACTTAAAATCTGCCGCCGCAAGGCTTACGGGTTCGAGTCCCGTCTCTCGTACCAAAGTTATGCGGCATTCGTTCAACGGATAGGACATGGTTCTTCTAAAGCCAGAATGGGGGTTCGATTCCCTCATGCCGCACCAGAGTTTGGGCTTGTAGCTCAATGGTTAGAGCAGCGGACTCATAATCCGTTGGTTGAGGGTTCGAGTCCCTCTGAGCCCACCAGAGATATGTGCGCATGACCCGAAAGGCTAGGGAGCGGATTGCAAATCCGTATCATGCAGGTTCGAATCCTGTTGCGCACTCCAAGATAGTTGTTGACTTTTAATGGTAGTTGATGTATAATAAGAGTTCTGAAGTCCTCTCTGAGTCTTTACGTAAAGTCGGAAGCATGGGGCATTAGAAAAGGTTCGGTAGCTTTTCCTGACACAAAAAGCTACCACTATACTGCGTTCGTCTATCGGTTAGGACATCAGGTTTTCAACCTGAGAAGACGAGTTCGACTCTCGTACGCAGTACCAGTTTTTATACACATGACAATTCGTTGTAGATGGTGAGAAAGTAGAGCCTCGAAAACTCTATGAGCTAACGGTTCGAGTCCGACAACATGGTCACTAGCAAGTATCATCTATCACTACGTACCTCTAACCCTAACGTATACAGGGCGAAATGGTTGCGAATGAGCGAGGCGCAACGAATGAGTTGTCAGTTGTATAAGAATTTGGAGGTGCCGCCGTAATGGTATGGCAAGGGACTGTAAATCCCCCGCTCTTCGGAGCTAATAGGTTCGATCCCTATCACCTCCACCAAATTTGGCTTCAAAGTGTTCATGGACGCACGCATGCCTGTCACGCATGAAGAAGGGGATCGTTACCCCTTGGAGCCGCCAGTTTTAGGATTCATTCAGCAAATTTAAAATTTCTACTTATATCAGAAAAAAAGCGAATCCTGTTGTTTTATGCCTTGTTAACTCAGCGGTAGAGTGTCTCCTTTACACGGAGAAGGTCGGCGGTTCGATCCCGTCACAAGGTACCATATATAGTAAGATTAAGCGGGAAGGGTGGTCACCACTGCAGTCTCATAAGCTCGCAGCATCGGCAGTTCGAATCTGTCTCCCGCATCCATTTTTAGGTTAAGTTCAGCAATTAAACTGGAGACTGCTAGGTCATTAAACTAGTGTTAACCTGTTATTTTTAGCTCTTAAAGCATTGCTGGCGATGCACGGGTCTTGTAAGCCTGAGAATACAGTTCGATTCTGTATGAGAGCACCATATTGAAGCATATTTTAGGTTGGGTTAGATTCGCGGTCTAACTATTTGGGGAGAAAGACGGTAGAGAGACTTTTACTGAACACTTCTAAGATACAAAGTATGCTTCAATATGGTGATGTAGCACAGTGGTAGTGCACCTCCTTCATACGGAGATGGTCGTTGGTTCAAATCCAACCATCACCACCAAGTTTTATCCGAGTGTAGCGCAGTCTGGTTAGCGCATCTGCTTTGGGAGCAGAGGGTCGTGAGTTCGAATCCCACCACTCGGACCAAGTAAACAATAGAGATAAAAAGCGGGTGTGACGCAATTTGGTAGACGTGCTTGCCTTAGAAGCAAGATCCTGGAGGTTCGAGTCCTCTCACCCGCACCATAGTTTATTCCAGTGTAGCACAGCGGTAGTGCAGTTGACTGTTAATCAATTGGTCGTAGGTTCGATCCCTGCCACTGGAGCCAATTTTTAAGAAAGATAATATGAACGTACAACCTTTGCATGATAAAGTTTTAGTGGCTGAGAATTCTAGAGAGAATACTACCGAGAGTGGTATTGTTATTCAGGGTGCTGCTGGAATGGGTGAATCTAAATCAGGAACTGTCTTGGCAATTGGTCCAGATGTTACTGAGGTAAAGGTTGGTGATGTTGTATATTTGATGTGGAGTAAAGCAGCAGTTGTCAAAGTTGGTGATGCTCAGCGAGTCATTATCAAACAAGAGGACATTGTTGCAGTATTAGAAAGCTGATGTAACACAGTGGTAGTGTACTTCCTTGGTAAGGAAGAGGTCGTGAGTTCGAATCTCGCCATCAGCACCAAATTTTAGGAATCTTTATGGCTAGAACTATTCGTACTAAAAGAAAGTCTGATAAAAAAGTTAAAGATGGTACTGTGCAGTATTCTGCATCTAGCTGTCGCCATCATGGAAGCTGTAACTACTGTCGTAGAAACAGACTCTTTAATTTCATTAAAACAAATCAAGATAAGTTATACGAGGACAACTAAATGTCAATGAAGAATGACGGTGGTAAAGGTTCATCCGCTAGACCATTTAGTATAAGTCAGGATGAATATGAGAAACGTTGGGATGCAATCTTTCAACGCGACTTAAAAGAAGACAATACAGGTACTGATAAGAATGAATACCAAGACGTTCTTAGTACTGAAGATTGTTTGACGAAGAAATAATATCTCTCTGGTGTAATGGCAGCACTGCGGTCTCCAAAACCGTAAGTGGGGGTTCGAGTCCCTCGGGGGATGCCAATTATTGTGTCATCAATGCTATTTTAGATTTCTTTAGAAGTATTTTTTCTTCATCAGTTCTGGTGGTATCTCTTTCATAGAATGATATTTTGTCATTCTCGCTCATAGATTCCCACTCTTCTGGTCGTAAAAGATCAACTACAAAAGATATTCTTAACTTGTCGCCAATGTTTGTACCCCAGTGGGGTATTTTGTTATTAAATTCGTAAATTGTTCCTACTGGTATGTGGTATGGAACATTTTCTATGATTAGAAAAGAGTTTTGGTTATTTTGTATAGAGATGTGAATTCTTCTGCATTTTGAATGCATAATTTTAGCATCTATATGAACACGTGCCAACTGTATTATTGGTGGAACACTAAATTCTGGTATCGTTGTCATAATTTCACCCTTTATGACTTTATACCCTGGAAGTAGTTCTTCAATGTATGCATACATTGGTTCAGTTTTAGATAAAAGATTTAACAGCTGTGTGTTTTTCTTTTGGGCTTCTGTCCAAGTCCACCTATCAGCTTTTGGAAATGAATTTATTATGTAATTTGGAAGTGGAAATGTTATGCCCTGAGCATATGTTAGAAATGTATAAGAAGGAACTCCTGACTTAGAATTTCTCCAATCAACTTCTTTAGCTGCTTGGTCAAATTGTCTATATTCTTCACGATTGATATCTATATCACATATTTTTTTAATTTTTTCTTCTAAATACATATAAAACTCCAAGTATGTTTGTATTTATGCGGGCATGGTGCTAGTGGTAACACATGACTTTGCCAAAGTTAAGTTACGGGTTCGATTCCCGTTGCCCGCTCCAAGGTTTTTCAACAACGCTAGTGAGGTTATTATGCGTAAAATCGATATTGATGAAGTTAAAGCATTCATCGAAAGCCAAAGTCCAGAGACAAAGATCTACATTGGTGGAGACTCTGAACGATTTAATATTGGAAATGATTGGTACGCAGATTACACACTTGCAATTGTTGTTCACATTGATGGTAAACACGGTTGTAAGATTTTCGGTGAAGTGCAACGTGAACGTGACTGGGATCAAAAGAAGTCTCGCCCACGTATGCGTTTGATGAATGAAGTATACAAGATTGCAGAGTTGTATCAAAAGTTACATGACGTTCTAGAAGATAGAATTGTTGAAGTTCACTTGGACATTAACCCAAATGAAATGCATGGTAGCTCTTGTGTTATCAACGAAGCAACTGGTTACATTCGTGGTATGTGTAACGTGGTGCCAATGGTTAAGCCAAACGCATTCGCTGCATCTTACTGCGCTGATAGATTAAAACATATCATGAGTATGCAAAAAGCAGCATAAATTGTTGACTTGCAAACATTTTTGATGTATAATAGTTTTTAGTTTGGGATGACTCCAGCAAGTTTAAAACGAAACTTACTAAAGCTAACTGCCTACAATGGAGGGACCACCGTAAGGTGTATTTTCGTAGGATAAGCAACGAAGCTGAATAAAATAGCGACTCTGGAAAGACAGAAAAGATGATGGTAGTCCATTGGGGTTTGTGCGGTTCAATTGCGCACCTGTTAGAGTAAACAGAAAATTACAGAACGATCATCCCGTTGTTTTATGTTGACTTTTATTCGTATTTAAGGTATAATAAAAGTTCGTTAGGTTAGGTTCAGCAACCCAAAACAGGCGATGAAAGTCGCACCTGAACTTACGATGGACACGTTAGGGTTCGCCCTTCCCTCATCGTATAATGAGTCTTCGAGTTCCTCATGAAAAACAAAGAAGAAGGAAACTAGCCTGTTATTTTTAGGAGAATCCTCTCCTGTTACTTGAAAGAAATATATGAACACATTTGTATCCGCTGTCCAAAATCAATCTGCCCGCACTGCGAATGGCATGGTTGCTCGTAAATCCACAGCATCAGCTTGCGTTGACTTGTTCTTCAAAGCTGGCGCATCACGTGGTAAGAACATCACCAAAGAATTCACTGCCGCTCTAGTAGAGAACGAAGACGTAGCAATGCGTCTGGCTCTATGGCTGCGTGACGCACGTGGTGGTGCAGGTGAACGTGAATTGTTCCGTCAAATCATGGTGCACTTGGAATCTTACCGTCCAGAGTTGGCAGCAAAGCTGTTGCCAAAAGTCCCAGAGTTGGGTCGTTGGGATGACTTGTTTGTCTTCAAGACTGAAGCACTAAAGACTCAAGCCTATACCATGCTTGGTGACGCATTGCGTGCAAAGAATGGTCTGGCTGCAAAGTGGACTCCACGTAAGGGTGATGTAGCTGTTGAAATCCGTAAGTTTTTCGGCATGTCTCCAAAGTTCTACCGTAAGTCCTTGGTTGAAATGACTAAGGTTGTTGAACAAGAGATGTGTGCAAAGAACTGGGATGAAATCAACTTCTCTCACGTTCCATCTGTGGCAGCTGCTCGTTACAAGAAGGCATTCTTCCGTAACACTCCAGAGTACGCAAAGTACGTAGCTGAGTTGATCAAGGATCCAAAGGATCGCACTATGAACGTGAAGATCAACGCTGGTGCAGTATTCCCATACGATGTATTGAAGGGTGCCATCGGTTCATACCGTAGCAACTACAATGCCTCTGAATTGGGTGCATTGCAAGCTCAATGGGATGCACTGGAAAACTTCATTGGTGATGCTAACGTGTTGCCATTGGTTGACGTTTCAGGCTCCATGACTTGTCCAGCTGGTGGTCATGCCTCTAAGTCTCAAACTACATGTTTGGACGTTGCAGTCTCTCTGGGATTGTACATGGCTGACAAGAACAAGGGTAAGTTCAAGGATACATTCCTGACTTTCTCTGGCTCACCAGAACTGTTGCACTTGAAGGGTAACATTGTAGATAAGATCAAGCAAATGTCTGAATCTAACTGGGGAATGAACACCAACTTGGTTAAGGCGATGGAGAAAATCCTGAAGACTGCCAAAGAAGGTAATGTTCCACAAGAAGAAATGCCAGAGATGCTGTTGATCATGTCTGACATGCAATTTGACCAATGCGCAAAGTTTGACGACTCCGCAATGAAGATGATTGCACGTAAGTTTACAGATGCAGGATACGAGATCCCAAAGATCGTGTTCTGGAATTTGAACGCAGCAGACAACGTGCCAGTTAAGTACGACACTCGTGGCGTAGCACTGGTATCTGGATTCTCTCCAGCCATCATGGTTGCAGTGCTTGGTGGTGATACTGAAAAGTTCACTCCAGAATCCATAATGCTAAAGGCACTTATGGTACCAAGATACGACTTAGCGTAACATGGCTAGACCCTCTGCGAAAGTACGGTCTAGTTCTCAGGTTTTGACTGATGTACCTAAAACATCAGTCACCATATTGAAGTGCACTAGAGTAGAATAGACAGTAGTAAGTATTGCGCACACTGCTTACTATATCTGGAAAAAGGTCTATGCTGGCACACAGACTCCAACGGTGCTGTTAAGTGTGCTTCAATATGGTATAAATAAAATTATGCGGGTAAGCCTAAGGTGGGACGCCAGCCTTCCAAGCTGCGCTGAGTGGAGTTCGATTCTCCCTACCCGCTCCACTTTTTCAATATGGAGATAACATGTCTTTAACTATTCAAAATCTTGAGAGTGCTTTGGCTGGTGAGTCAATGGCGCATATCAAGTATCGATACTTTGCCAAGTTGGCACGTGCAGAAGGATTCGAAGAAGTTGCACAGCACTTCGAACACACTGCTGATCAAGAGATCCTACATGCTTGGGGTCATCTTGAATTACTCATTGGTAAACCAGATACACGCAAGTGTTTGGAAATGGCAATTGAAGGAGAGACCTATGAATATACAGAAATGTATCCTGGGTTCGTTCAACGTGCCAAAGCTGAACAAAACATTGAAGCTGTAAAAGAATTTAATGAACAAGGTCGTGAATCTTTGGAGCACGCAAAGCAGTTCCAAGAAGTTCTCGCTAAAGCAGAAAAGCGTTTTGCTGCACTGGCTAAAGTTGAGAAACGTCATGCTGAAGCCTATACACAAGTACTGGAGAGTTTATAATGGATTACGTTTGCGTTGTTTGTGGTCATGTACATGACGAAGAATTAGAAGGTAAGTGGGAAGATCTACCTGCTGATTTCCTTTGCCCAGAGTGTGGTGTTGGTAAGGAAGATTACGAAGCACTGTAAACCAATTTATGTTCA